ATGGACAACACTACCGAACCAGTAGCTCCTGCCGTTGAACCGGTAGCAGCTCCAGAAGTCGCACCTGTACAGGCATCACGCCCGGCTTACTACACAGCACCACGATCACCAATTGTAAACAAGGTTTCATACCTCGAGCACTACCTCAAGGCAACAATTTTGCATGATGAGGATTCACGCCAATATGTCAAGGCTGCCGATAACACAACATCAACAGCACCCGGCATGGTTCCAACACCACAAAGCACACAGGTGATCAATGCACTTGCAAATGCTGATCGTGGATGCATCGATGGCATCAGCCGCGAAACTTTAGTTGCAGAAGGTATGACTTTCGAGTTGCCTCGTGTAACCGCTGTGCCCAGCGTTGATGCAATTGCCGAAAATGGCGCAATTACAGACACATCACTTTCAGCAACATTTCTTTCTGTATCTGTTCAACCTTTCAAAGGCCGCGCTATCTCAACAGTAGAGCTCATCGACCGCAGCCGGCCGGAATATCTGACCGCCTTGCTCCAAAATCTCGAATTTGCTTATGCAAAAGAGACTGATGAGTATGCACTTGCAGCAATGCAAGCGGCAGTCACTAGCGTGACAGCACAGGCAGCAAATTCAGCAACCGGATTTCTTGGATACACATCAAAGGCAGCCGCAAATGTTTATGGCGCATCACTTGGATTCGCTCGCTCATTAATTGTTTCACCTACACAATGGGGAAACATCATGGGATACAACGACAATGGCACACCGCTATACAATGCGGCACAACCTAGCAATCAGGCAGGAAATGTCCGAGGCGATTCTTTGCGCGGTGTAGTTTCACCGGGCTTGAACCTTTATGTTTCTCGCTCATTTGGTAACGCTGGCACAACAACAGCCGATGCCGATTCTTCAATGGTCGTTGTCAATCCAGATTCATACACATGGTATGAGTCACCACGCTTTACGCTACGCACCAACATCAACAGCGATGGAACAATTGACATCCTTTATTACGGCTATGGCGCACTCGCTGCCAAGGTGCCAAATGGTGCACAATTCAACAACCTCCCATAAATAACTCACTATCGGTAATGGTCGCTCCCGAACATTACTGACACGAAAGGAACCGAGATGCCAGCAATAGTCACAGCTGCACAGTTGAGAGCCATTCTTGGTGTCTCGGTTTCTTTGTATTCTGATGCTCAATTGGATCAAATAATTGATTCGGCTGAGCAAACGATCTTGCCTTTACTTACTCAATACCAATCATCGGTGACTTTTGCCAATGTGGATGATTCCGTCATTTATTTCACCACTATGCGGCCAAATTACTTTGTGCCGGGTCAATCTGTTGTTGTTACCGGGGCCGGAATTTACAACGCGACCTATACAGTCACCGATGATCGGATTGAGCCTTACCTTTTCACAGCTGCAACAAACGCGGCTGATCGCACATACCCATTGCCGTTTATTCCTAACGCTTTGGCTACTTTATCCGGTGGATCAGCCGCGCAGCTGTACGCAAACACGCCACCAGTCGAAAACGCAATTTTGGTTGTGTCGGTTGAGATTTTTCAGAGCATCACAGCTCCCGGCAATCAAATCATGTCAGATAATTTCCAGCCGTCACCATTTATTCTCGGCCGCAGCTTGACCAATAGAGTCGTTGGCCTTTTGGGGCCATTTCTCGATGTTGAAACGATGTGTCAATGAGCATCGAATCCGAAGTCCGCACACCATTGAAAACGGCACTTTCAACCATTGCCGCCAATGTGTACAACGGCATCCCAGAGACAATGACATCACCCAGCATTTGTTTGATCCCGGATGCACCTTATTTGGAAAGCGTTTTGATCGGCAAAACAACCACAAGAGTCAAGGTCAATCTGACTGTGACTGGCGTTGTTGGATATATGAACAATGCCGCAGCTTTGGACAATTTAGAAAAATTGATGATCAGCATCATCGGAGCAATGCCAGTCGGGTACGAGGTTGGCAATGTCAATCAACCACAACCATTGGAAGTCGGTGCAGGTAAATACCTCACGGCCGATTTACAAGTAAGCACCTACTACACCAATTAAGGAGAAAAAATGAGTACAGTCATCATTACCGGCCGCGATGTGTCATTTACGCTGGACACGAAAGTGTACGCTGCACAGACAACATCGGCCACACTTTCATGTGACACAACCATCGAAAGATACACAACACTTAACGGCCCGGCATACAGGTCGGTCGATAAGCAATGGACATTCACAATTGAACTCTTGCAAGACTGGGGATCAACAGCTACGCAAGGATCATTGTTTGAAAATATGTGGAATAACGCGGAAAACAACGCAAACACGCCTGTGGCTGTTTCTTTAACAGCTGCGACTGGAGCGGTTTTCACTTTCACAGTTTTGCCAATTTTTCCATCAGCTGGCGGTGCTGCTCCGGGAGCACTCACAGACACATGGGCATTGACAGTCATTGGCCAACCTACTGAAACATACAGCTAAGAAAAGAATCGGGAGCAAAAAATGAAACTAGCGATCACAATTGAATACACGGCTGGGGAGAGCGCGACATATACCGCGCTCCCACCAGAGTGGGTCAAATGGGAACAAAAGACCGGCAACACAATCCAGCAAGTGCAAGACAAGCTGGGAATTGCCGATTTGATGTTTTTGGCATATCACGCAATGAAGCGCGAGGCAGCTGGAAAACCTGTCAAGCCTTTTGAAGTGTGGTGTGAAACTGTAACTGACATAAACATGGGAGAAACCGAAAACCCAAAAGTTACGAGTCCGGATCAATAAACCGGATTCTTTGGGAATTGGCTATCGATACAGGATTGTCACGATCAGAGTTTCAAACAGCTGAGGATATTTTAACCGCTTTCGAGATACTGAGGAAAAGAAATGGCAACTGAGTCGATCACTTATGACAAGGCTCAATTGCGTGGCATTTTGCAGGCTTTCAAAGGCATGGATGATCAAGCTGTACAACAGGCCAAAGGCGTATCAAATGGGTTGGCCACTTATGTGCAATCAAAAATCAAGAGTGCAGCTAGTGGCCGACCAAATAAAGCGGCCAGCCGTGTTGCTGATGGATCTCGTGTAAGCAAGTCATCAAAGATTGGTGAATTGTCATTTGGCTTTGTTTCTCAGAAATTTAGCGGTGGCGGTACGACTCAACAACTTTGGGGCGGCTACGAATTCGGATCAAATAAATTTAAGCAATTTCCCGTGTGGTCAGGCCGTGAAGGTCGCGGCTCAAGAGGATACTTTATTTATCCAACCTTGAGAGCTGAGCAACCGCACATCATCGCTCAATGGGAAGCTGCATTTACTAAGATTTTGAAGGAGTGGTGATGGCCGGACAAAGTAGAACACTCAAACTTTCCATTTTGGCTGATATTGATAATCTCAAAAAAAATCTTGGTGCAGGATCAAATGAAGTCGAAGGTTTTGGTTCAAAGCTCGGTGGATTTGCCAAGAAAGCCGGTGCAGCATTTGCCGTAGCTGGCGCAGCTGCCGCAGCTTACGCTGGCACATTGCTGGTCGATGGCGTTAAATCTGCCATTGAAGATGAGGCCGCTCAAGCAAAATTAGCAACCACTCTTAAAAATGTTACGGGTGCAACAAATAACCAGATTAAAGCCGTTGAGGATTACATAACCCAAACAGCTTTGGCCAACGGCATTACAGATGATCAACTAAGGCCAAGCCTTGATCGCTTAATCAGATCGACAAAGGATGCAACCAAAGCACAAGAATTACAATCATTGGCTTTGGATATTGCAGCTGGTACAGGTAAAGATTTGTCGGCTGTTTCTGAGGCTTTGGGTAAAGCGTACGATGGCAATTTAGGAGCATTGAGGCGTTTAGGTGTTGGCATTGATGATTCAATTATCAAATCAAAGAATTTTGATGCTGCCGCAGCTGCACTCTCAAAGACTTTTGAAGGTCAGGCATCAAAGCAAGCTGAGACATTTCAAGGCAAAATGGCGCGGCTAACTGTCGCATTTGATGAAGCAAAAGAAACTGTTGGATCGTATGTGCTCGATGCGCTTACACCATTGCTCAGCGCATTTGTGGACAAAGGCATCCCGGCAATTCAAGATTTTGCAAGCAATTTAGGCAAAACATTGGGGCCAGCATTTGGCGAAATTTTTAAGGTTATCAAAAATGATTTGTTGCCAATTCTGACAACATGGTGGAAATTCTTATACAACGAGGTAATTCCAGCAATCGGATCGGTTGTAAGGCCAATCCTTGAAGGTTTGCAATCTGCCTTCAATAAGATCAAAAAAGCCATCACAGACAATTCAGAGGAATTGCAACCTTTCTATGATGCGCTTGCAAAAGTTTGGGATTTTATCAAAAAGTATTTGGCACCACTTTTGGGCGGTACTTTCAAAACGGCTTTAGAAGGCATTGGCACAGTTGTCAGTGTGCTTGTAACAGGCTTTGGAAAGCTCGTGACTTTAATCACTAACACAGTCAATAAATTAAAAGAATTTGTGAATTTTGTTAAAGATAATCCTGTCACACGCTTTTTTGGTGGCTTAGGCGATTTCATAACCGGTGCAAGCTTTGATAGTGGTTCCAAAAGTTTGGTGTTTGGTGGCGAGGATGGATCGGGTGGTCAAATTACTGGAGGTGGTTTCCAAACCGGCACGCCAACAACCATTTTTGCTCCCAATCCAGATTCACCGACTTTTACCGGAGCACCGCTTTCGGCCTATTCACCAGCCATGCAAGCTGCAATTTTAAGGCGTGAGGAATTGAAGGCAGAAACAGAAAGATTACGACAAGCGCGTGAAGCAGCGGCAACAGCGAGAGCAGCGGCCACAGGTGGTCTTTCAACATCTGAAAGAATCGTTATCAATGTCAATTCAGCATCGGTCATCGATGAGGAAGGTTTCAACCGAGCCGTGGTTGATGCACTTAACAATTCTTACTATCGCGGCACGCTAGGTGCTGGAGCTTTGGTTGCAATCTAATGAGCATTTTCAATCCTGTTTGGCGTGTGACCATTGGCGGTGTGCAATACCAAAACCTCACTTTGGCCAACCTTACGATCACAAGCGGTCGGACAAACATTTATGAGCAAGCACAAGCTGGTTATACAAATCTGCAAATTCTCAACCTAGATCATACAAATGTGGCAATTCAAATCAATGATTCATTGACCATTGAGCTGCAAGATTCAACAGCTGCATTTGTGCCAATTTTTGGCGGATCAATCGTTGAAGTAGCCATTGCCGTTGCTGAGGTCGGTGCAACCGATTACGCCCAGCGAATCAACATTATTGCTTTGGGCGCGCTGGCCAGATTGCCAAAAGCATTGACCGATGGCGTGCTATCACATGACTTTGATGGTAATCAGATTTTTGACATCTTAAAGGAAGTTTTATTTGCCTCATGGCAGGAAGTGCCTCAAGCCTTGACATGGGCAACCTATGATCCAACAACCCAATGGGAGGATGCGGAAAATACAGGCTTGGGCGAAATTGATCGTCCGGGCAATTATGAGCTTTCACAGCGATCATCAAATCGCACGGATGTTTATTCGCTTGTATCAGCTTTGGCAACATCGGGATTAGGATACATTTACGAGGATCCACAAGGCCGCATTGGTTATGCAGACAGTACACACCGCACCAATTATTTGGCCTTAAATGGCTATGTTGATTTAACGGCAAATGATGCTTTGGCATCGGGTTTAATGATCAAACAACGAACAGGCGATGTGCGAAACAACATAACGATTCAATACGGCCAAAACAGTCAAAATGAAACAAGTGAAAGCGACCCAGCATCAATCGGGCTTTATGGGCAATTATCACAAATTTTTCAAACGACATTGCGGCATTTGGCCGATGCTGAGGATCAAGCCGATTTCTATCTGGCCTTGAGAGCTTATCCACGATTTAATTTTAACAACATCACATTTGAGCTGGCCAACCCAGACATCGATGATTCCGACCGCGATGCCTTAATTGGGGTTTTCATGGGTATGCCTGTGAACATTTCCAATCTGCCACTTAACATGAATAGTGGCGATTTTCTGGGTTTCGTTGAAGGCTGGACATTTTCGGCCAGATACAATCAGGTCAGCATTTCAATGATCGTTTCACCGATTGCGTTTTCATTGCAAGCCATGCGATGGAACGATGTGCCGGTGGTAGAGCAATGGAGCACAGTCAATCCAACACTGGATTGGATTAATGCCACGATTGTGGCGTAAGGAGAAAACATGAGCAATCCAACGAGCAATTTCAATTGGCAAATGCCCACGGCCACAGATTTGGTCACGGATTTGCCAGCCGATTTTGAGGTTTTCGGGCAAGCGGTGGACACATCTCTGGCCGATCTTAAAGGCGGAACATCTGGACAAGTTTTGGCCAAAAATTCAAATACAGACATGGATTTCACATGGGTTGCTGTTGATCCATTGACAATCCTTGATGCAAAAGCTGATTTGATTACAGCAACGGCTGCCGATACACCGGCAAGGTTAGCAGTAGGTACTAATGGTCAAGTTCTTACTGCTGATTCAGCGGAATCAACTGGATTGAAATGGGCAACACCTTCAACTTCAATGACATCGATAGCAAGCGGTAATTTGCCAACTGGATCAGGTACTTTGAGCCTTACATCAATCAGCGGATCATATACTCATTTGCAGCTTGTTGTTTATGCTTGGAATGGTTCTGGTAATAACACAGTTATCGCCCGTATCAATGGTGACACAGGAAGCAATTACGGCACAAGCAACATCGGCTACATGAATAGCACTTTTCGTAACAATGCCTACATTAACGAAACATCTATTAAATTGATCTACGGAGATGCGGCATTAAATGGCAATAACAAAAACATAACAGTTATGAATTTTCCTTTTTACACAAATGCTACAACAGGAAAAACTTACAGCGCCAATACTGGCTTGCTAGATGCTACTTCTACAAGAGCGTATATGAACGCCAATGGCTATTATTACGGCACAAACGCAGCCATTACACAATTAGATTTCATTTATGGATCAAATTGGGCTGGCGGAAACTATGTACTTTACGGAGTGAACTAATGAAAATTTACGAACACAACATCGAAACAGGCGAGGCATTTGAGCGCGACATGACTGCTTCTGAATTGGCACAATGGGAAGCGGACAAAACAGCGGCTGAAATCGCAGCAGCGGCAGCCGCACAAGCCGAAAGCGACAAATTAGCATTGCTCGAAAAATTGGGAATTACGGAAGCCGAAGCGAAATTGTTGCTTCAATGACATTTCCACAAGGCACATTGCCTCGTTTGATTCAGGTTGCGCTGGCCGAAGTCGGCACAGCTGAAACTGGAAACAACGAGACAAAGTATGGCAAACACATGAAGGCAGACAAGCTGCCGTGGTGTGGATCTTTCATCAACTGGTGTGCTGATCAAGCCGGTGTGGATTTGCCAAATGTCGTAAGCACTCGCGCTGGAGCTGATGCCTTCAAGAAAATGAAGCGTTGGCACACCGAACCAAAGATTGGTGATTTGGTTTTCTTTGATTTTGTAATCGATGACAAAACCACAATCAATCACATTGGTTTGGTGATTCGCGTATCTGACAAACAAATTGTGACCATTGAAGGCAATACATCGGGCAAAGGTGATCAGCGCAATGGCGGCGAAGTCATGGTGAAATCAAGAACTTTGGGAGCAAGGTCATTTGTTGTCGGTTATGGCCGACCAACTTATGGCGCGTTTTCGGGTGATCTGCCCGACCGACCAAAAGGAGAAAAATAATGGAGCAATTTAAGGCAGCGGCGGCATCATGGATGCGCAGCGCGGTGGCCGGATGTCTGGCCGTGTACATGACTGGCAACACCAATCCAAAGGATTTGGCCATGGGCTTAATCGCTGGAATTGTGCCTGTTTTAGCTCGTTGGGCAAATCCTAACGATCACGCATTAGGCATCAAAAAGTGAGTGTGGGCGAGTGGACGGCTGTTGGTGGACTTGTACTGACAACGCTGGCAGCTGTCTATTCGTCAATGAGAATTATAATCAAAGCGGTCATGAGCGAACTTTCACCCAATTCGGGATCGAGTATGAAGGATCAAATCTCACGCATCGAAGCTCGTTTGGATTATCTGTACACACAGCTCATTGAACAAAAGAAGTAACGACACGCCGCCATTTAGGCGTGATTGTTGAACTTGTCGGTTTTGCCTGTCACTCTTTATTTCGGGAGCTGATACGCGGCTCCCAGAATCGGGAGCAACAAAATGAACGAAACATCAATTGTGATCATGTGTTTGATCGCTGGG